TGTGTATGAGGGGCGCGAACCGTATTTGCATCCAATACCCCGATAGTTCCATGGGCAGTAATTCGCAATCATAATACGTGCTGGCAATTTGTAGGATTCGACCTCTAAAGGGGAAATTAATTCAAATTCAACAAAATATTTGTTTTCAGATACCTTTCTGTTAAACACATATACATCATCATCAAACTTGGATTCAGGATCTGGATTGGCAAAAGGATTGGTATTATCAGGAAAATTAACAGCGTCTATAAATTTTAAAAAAATTCTTATTCTTTTAAAAATATTTCCCACCATATCTTTTTCTCTTTTGATAAGGTCAGAAATTAAGCCGTCGGGATTGGCTACTACCAAACGAGGGCGAGGCAATGAACCGTCCCCTTTGGATTCAAAACCATCAGCCTCGATAGGCAAGCAATAATAAGTTATACCATTTAATACTATATCTTTATCGACCAACTTTCCCGCATGAAAACGCTTAATGCCCAAGTTGGACCCCGTATCAATCTCATATAATTCTATAAGGGTATCCGGAAGTAAATCTGTTATGCTCTTGTTGTGTGCTTCTGTAGACATTTTTATGAGTTAAAGAGTACGCGCCCCGCCAAACCATTGCTGTCACTCTTAAGATTTGTAAAATCAATAGAGGTTTCACTCGTAGTTGTTGCGCTTTTGGTTCGTAGATATTTATTCATTAAATTTCCATACACCACCCGGCGCTGTTGCCCCGTCAACCCTTTATTGTAAAGCAGAACAGCGGCTATTCCACCCCTAAAGCCTTTAGTGGCAGACGTGGCCCCGATCAAGACATCTCCAGATGCATTAAAATTAAACTTAGAGGCTTTAAAAACACCGTAACCTACGGTAATCCCATTGTTTTTAGCTGTTACTCGCATATTTCCCTTATAAGCCTCCCCTTTAAGATGGTAAATCCACGAACGACCCGGGGCTATAACCGGATCTCGCACAATTGTTCTTGTCCAATCAGCAAAAGATAAAGAGTGTTTGGGGCCAAGTCCGGTATTATCATGCACCTGACCATCCTCGCGCCCATAAAAAGCATTGGACAGAGATGTGGTCTTGGGTGAAAAGGCGCACCATCCTGTTTGATGATAGTTATCTATACCCGGTGTATTTTCAGAATAATCGGTTTCAATAGAACATGTGAAATTAGAAGTTCCATCCAACCAACGATTAGGGTAAACAACATAAAAAATCTCAAACCCTGACGCCAAAGAAGACAAACGATAAAATCCCCGGTCATCATCCTTTAGCTTAGCCTTATAAAGTTTTCCTGTCAAACTAGTAAGGGGGGTGCCCGTATAATCCGCCGCTGCCGTCAACTGGAAAGAGGCTCCCCTTGGAAATCTGAAAGTTGTGCCATTAGCAATAGAAAAAGATATAGCATCTATCGTAATAGCCTGTGCTGTGGCGCTTGGCAAATATTCCAGACCGTTATTATTGATACGCACATCCCCCGCATAACTGGAATTGGCTGTGGCGTTATAAAGATTCATATAATCAACATGAGACGTGGATGGGGCAGAAAAATAAATGTATTTTTGATTGTTGAAATAGGTGTGCTTGACGGTCGCATCCGTACTCCCCGGAATGGAGGTATCGGTCTTATTAGCGTTTTGGAATGTTGGTTGGTTATTGGCAGTGTCCTGAGTTAAATAAACATTAGAATCATTTTTAGAATACCACCTCACTACACTGTCATCGCTAGCTGTAACAACAACGCCCCCTACCTCATTGTCGACGACCGCGGCACCAGTTAGCCCAGTGGTAGATACTATAGAGGTTGCGTTTACGGCCGCTGTGCTGGTTAGGGCAAAAGTTGCCCCGTTGGCGAAAGTTAAGGTGGTGCCGCTAGTTATTTCTACAGGTAATTTGTCCACAGTCATCGTATTGGTGCCCGCTGCGTAACCAGCCGCATTATTAATGACCGCCACCTTGTCGGACTGAAAAACATTATGACTAGCATCAAAATGGGCCACAAGTCCGGGGATATCGCTGGGAGTGCTTGCGGACGGCGTTAATACCAAAAGTTTTGCGCGATAATTAGCTTGAGTATAATTGGTATTCAGACCTCCCCCTGAAGCCGCAACTACAGAAATGGCTTGGCCCGCCGACCCTCCGGTTTTTCCGTCTCCTCCCGAAGGGGGCAAATGAAAAGGATAGCCAGTGGTTTCCTTGTTAAAAATTTCTCCATCTTGACCATCGAGACCGTAATCGCCCCCATCCCCTCCCCACGAGTTGTTCTTTCCTCCTGCACGCATAGAGCCACCTGCGACCACCCCTTGGAAGGATCCTTTACCAAAAAAATTATATCCTCCCATCGTAGAGGGAGGCACGGTAGATCCATCCTTGTTGTACTGAGTACCTCCTTGCGAGTTCATAAAACCAGCGCCTCCTCCTCCGGCTCCAGCCTTATGCTGTCCCTGAAAATTGCTAGCTCTAAATATAACTTGGCCACCCGCTCCCGTCTCCACGCCCCATTTGGTCTTCATAGTTGCCGTTGGTTTAACCAAAATACTACCATCAGTATTGGAAATTTGGATTGTATTATTTATTGTCCAAACTTTTGTATAGTCATTCCCTCGCCCCTCCCCCAATGTTGAGTTTGTTGCTCCGGGATCCGGCTTACTCCCACCTTGGTGTTGTCCCGGCGATAAATAACCAAACAATTTTTCAGCCAAAAACCTATCTCCTCCTCCTCCGCCTCCTCCACCGGCATAAATCAACGAGTTATAGTCTTTACGTATAGAAAACTGTGCAATATCTGGATGGGAAACATAAAGAGCGTCTCCACCGTCTCCTCCCGCTGTCGAATCCTGTTTGTTGCCTATTGTTAGGTGTAAAGTAAAAAGAGATTGAGAGCCCCCTTCTGGGGTGGTTCCCGCAGTAGGCAGCTCGCTTTTTACTATTGTATAGCCACCGTCTCCGCCGTCTCCCCCTTGTCCAACTATAGCCGACCGATTTTGCATCACCAACACTGAAGGGGTTTCCCTGATTGGTTTGGAGGCATGAGTCGGGCTTATTCCAGTTAACAATTGATCGCCTGTTTCTACAGCCGGACCTCCTGTTTTGTTTGAGCCAATAACGTATCCGGGCCTTAATATAAATTTAACTCCTGTAAAATTATCCGCATAAGCCCCCGTGTTGGCCACATCCAATGCGGTTAAACCACCCCCTACCTCCATATCCGTAACCTTCCCCTCAATGACCTGTTGTTTAACCATTCCTGCGTCCACCAATCCCTGCAAAAAAGCGCCACTTAAATTGACATTATGGGCTTGATGCTTCAAAAAAACATTAAAAGAACCCTTTTCGCGAGTAGATATCTTAGTGCGTGATTTATCGAAAATATAGTCGGGAGAAAGACGCCCTAATCCTGTGGCCACCGCAAAAGAAGTGGGGACGTTGAAGGTCCCTACCCCGCTCCCATAAACATACATCGACCCACTTATAACATCTGCTTCCGGACTCAATTGAGAATTAGGCTGCACGTACTCCGACCTCATTCTATAGTAATAATCCTCCCCATGATTTAGAGGGGACCCTTCTTCGCCACTATGCATGAAAAAGCTGCTTTGTTGCACCCCTGTATTTAACGGGTCAGGTACGTTTTGACTAGCGACTGGTATCTGAGCTTCCCCAATCAGGCTTGGGGGAACTTGTATGCCTGTATACAAATTAGTGGATACGCCGCCTCCAATGGCATAGTCATAACCAAAAGACTCCACCAGCTTTTTATTTATTTCGAACCCTGTCGCTGTTATGCCCGGAATATTTTGCGGGCTCGAGGCATCATGAGCCCTTATTCCTGACCAATTGCCCCAGTCTTTGTCTTGAGTGTATTCGATATTATAACGGTTTAAATAATAGCCTGTTACTGGGTGTGTCCAGTGCAACACATTTATAGGTATCCCAGATGCACTAGCGTATCCTGTTTGAATCAAAAATTTATGGGGATGCATTGGATTTTGGCCGTCCATTCCCTTATAGGGGTTGCTATCCCACCCTGTTACATAACCCGTTATTCCAAAACTAATGGTTCCACTGGGATCAAAAATCCCATTTTGCCGCGATCGACTTCTTAGGTTTAAAACCCCTGTAAAGACCCCACTCCCATCCGGCCCAATATTAAACCCGGGTGTCGTGAGGTTGTCTTGCAGTCCTTTGAAATAAAATGGAACAAAGGTGCTATTACCGGGACTCGTAACCAGCGGGCTATCCGCATCGCCCGAAGGAAACTCAAATGTCGAATAGGGGCTAGTAATGTCCAAAAAGGTTTCAATGGGGGTGTTTCCACTATTGGTTAAATAAAAACCCGTTCTTAGGGAAAATCCTGTTGCTACATAGGTTCGGATACCCGTCGCCCCCACAAAATCAAGACCCTCCCGACGCTGTTCTGTAGAAACAGAACCTGCGAGCTTACCCCCTAAGTTTCCACCCACATTTCCCCCCCATTCCGGTACTGGCCTATTTACCACTGTCACCAAAGTTCTAAAACTTTGTGATACATTAAGGTAATCAATAGGAAATTCTCGCATTTCTACAGTAATATCATTGTTATCTTTAAAATGAATATTATGACTCCAAGTCGAAGCGACGAAAACCTTATTGGTAAAGTTATATGGTGCTGGAGGGGTAAATTGAAACAATTGCGTGCCCCGATGATGCTCTAGAAAATGAAGCATTGCTTTTGTTTCTTTGTCGTTTCTGCCCTGAAATGTGACAGTAAACAACAAAAGATTTTTATTAATACCATCTGAAAAACGCTGCGTAAACTCGTTTCGTAAGTCTTGCTTAGTGAAGCGAGGGTTTTGGGGTATATTTAATCCCTGATTAATATCAAAATAAAACTTATCTTTACTCCATAAAGTATATTGCCCAGAAGGACTGTTAAAGACGGAGCCTAAAATTCCTGTGTCTGCGCTATAATCAACATGTTTTTCTCCTGTGAAATAATACCAACCACTTTGGCCGTCTAAAACAAGAGGCGTCTCTGGAAGTGTCCTTAAATAAGCTATATCATGTTGATAGTAAGTTATATCATTTATATAGTCTCCTTTTGTGTTTGTGAAGGGGATATATAATTGTTTCCAGTCAGTTAACGATGCCGTTTCATTGTAAAAGGTAGTCGTGACCTTGTTTACATCGGGAGATTCATAAACATGATCAAAACTCTCTACAAAAAATTCCCCGCTCATGTTATAAGGAGGGAACGGTGTCCAGTTGATGCCTGTATAGCCCCCCGTGGGACGATTTCCCTTATTGAAAGAATCCTCCAATAAATGCAACGCAGCTTTAGTTTCCTTGTCTGTCCGCTTTTCTAGAGAAACATTAAAAGTGGCGCGCACCGCATTTTCGCTTTTGTTTAACAAATTATAATAACCATCACCATACTCTGTGGAATAATTTAAACCCTTATAATCCACAGTAGCTCCATAGGAGACATCAAAGAAAAAACCAGTAGTCCAGTTAGAAGTAGCACCCGCAGGAATATTTGCCGCCGTCGCAACTTGGCTGGAGTTGCCACTATAATAATAATGCCCCGACTGCGCTTGAGTACATGGGTAACTAACATTGGACTCATCATAGCCACTATAATAAACAATATCATACTTATCGTAAGTATTGCCCAACTCAAACGCAGGTACTCCTTTAATGTTTGTTGCGCCTGAATTAATTATCATACTACTTTTTTACCTGTTAGATAATCCTGAGAAATCGACACCTCTCCCGCCATATATGTTCCGTCAGATGCTGTGATATTTTGTGAAAAAATCTGACCCGTGCACCCAAAACGCCCCAAGGCAGCATCGCTTGCGTTTCCATACACATCATAAACGTAAACATCTACAACAGCGGCGTTACCTGTGGTATTAAGAACGCTACCGAAATCTTCTCCCCTGACTGTCATATCAATTCTCACGTTTTCTTTTGTGACACGAGATGGTAAACCGCTTCCTATAACCACCATAGGATTTCTATCACAAGACACAGAATAACTAAAACCTAATTTACTATTCATTCCAATATCGTTTCCGGCCACATAGGTTTTGGCGCCATGCCCCAATTTCTTCTGGTTGCGCAAGCTAACGTCGCTCCTTCCCGACTCCTTAACCGAAAGCTCCCCATAAATATCCAAGGTGGAGCGCATTAAGATAGGCTCAAAAGGAGATACCGAAAATTCCAATCCTTTAATATAACCACTTGTAAATTCAATGCCTCCTAGGTTGCCCCTCAGCGGTTCCCCTGTTCTCTCTATATTAGTTAGCGGATTTAAAAACTCATGTAGTCGCCCCGTCAAATAATGACTAAAAGAAAGTGTTCCACGCAACGGAGCGCTAGCCACATATCGCATCACGCTGCCTGTTATATTTTCGACAGGTGCCAAGGAGGCCTCTACACCCAACTCTGCGTTTTCGGCCAAAATGCTTTGGCTTTCGATCTCAAGTAATGCTTTTTCATATTTTATGAACTTAGCCATTCGTTATTATGCTTTTAGTTTGGCCCCATAAATTGTAAAGCTTAAATAGTCGTTGCTTGTAGCTGTTAGGTCCAAAGTAGGATAAACATTAATAGTACACTTCGCAGCCAGCTTGTCAGCGTTTAGAGCCACTCCCACCAAAGCAATCTGCGACGCATTTTTTACCCCTGTGGCAACAACAGTGTAGGTTGTATTGCTTGCTTGCTTGCTAAAAGTAACCACAATCTCCCCGCTGCTATTGCACGTTACGCCACTAACATTATAAGACCCAGTTAGCACAGGGTTTACGCTACCGTTGGTAAGAATCTGACCAAAAGCAACAGGTGTATTTTGAGAACTTATACCCCCTGCTTGTGAAATATATACCGTGGTATTCTCTAAGGTGCCAGAATTAAACGAAGCATCGTTGGGGCCACTCAAGGTAGTACCCCCCAAATATTCAAATCCAAAATAATTAGAAGTGTCCCAAAACTGACCGCACATCCATCGCCTATTATTTGTTGCGGCATTACCAAAGACGACTGCAGTTTGCGCCGTTCCGCTTGCGGAATTGACTATATAAATATAAGCTTTTGAAGCGTGTGCACTTCCAAATTCAGCCGCAGTAGCCACCGAACTACTAATGGTCAACGGATAGCTCCACGTACCAAGCGTTCCGCCAATGCTGACGCGTCCCGTAGATTTCTGTATAACTAAATGTGTGGCAGCAGCTGGGGTGGTGCTGCCTCCCAAAGCCAAATAAGCAGCGGCGTTTATGATATATGCGGGATTTCCACCATTGTTTGTTAGCTTGATTTGAGTGTCAACCGTGGTATTGTTAAGCAGCAATAACTCGGGACTTGTACCAGCTCCTTCTATATGTATTTTTGCCGTAGGGCTTGTGGTTCCCACTCCTAAATTTCCATCTGCATCTATTACCACATCAGCAGCCCCAGAATCCGGCCAGAAAGTAATTCCAGCTGTAGAAAGAATCTCAAGCTGACTTCTTCGCGCTACCGTTCCATACGCCGACCCCATAAACTGAATATAGGCTTTAGCGGTCCCCGCTTGAGCAAACTTTACACCACAACCTGCTGACGAAGTAGGAAAGTTCAACTGTAACGCTCTATCCGTACCCGAGTTGTCAAGTTTAATCTCTACCAAATCCCCCGGCGTCACCGTCCCAATTCCCACGTTTCCATTATGCAGGATTCTCATGGCTTCCGCTGAACCCGCTCCCGACGGATCGGTAATAAAAGCTAAATCCATTTGAGCATTAGTGGCATGACTTTTAATTCCCACGATTCCAGCCCCACTACCTGAATCAAAAGCATTATCAACTTGAAAATTAATACCCACCGCTGCATTTGCCGTATCCGTAGGATTCAACAAAAGCATATTAGTCCACGTAGACGGCGTGCCTGCGACAAAAGTGGCCGTTCTTGCGCCGGAATTTAACTCAAGAAATGTGTTGGGACTCCCTGCGCCAGTGCCAATACCGACGTTTCCTCCGTCTTTGATAAAGACGCCATAATTGCCCGTGCTGTCGTCATCGGTCAACTTTAAGCCGTTGCCGTCTGCGGCCCAAATTTGAGGTACTTTGCTTAAATTTGTTACGGTCGTGCTTTTAATCTGATTGCTCGCACCTGCATCCGCTATAAAAATCATGCTGGCGACATTGATTGGCGCTGAGATTGGCGTATAACTTGTTATTTGTCCCATTTTATAATTTCCTGTTTAAAAAGTCTTTAAATTCTAAATCCACACTTAGTGTTCCATCTATTGATGTGCTAATTGATTCTGACACCAATTGCCCTGTTACACTATGAAATTTGTACATTGTTTGATATCCGTTATCTTTAAGTTGATTGCTGGAGTCATCCAATAAGGCTAATGTGCCTCCCACAACAGCGTCTCCGTTTAGAGGCTGAATACCCTGATAGGCTTGGTTGATCGTTAATTCAATTGTCTCATAATGGCCACTACGTATAGTATCCATAATATTGGCAGTTTCAAAATCGTCCACTTCTACCGTCATGCTTGTCGTGACTTCGATAGGATAATGAGTAATAACCTCAGTGGGAACAAACCCTGCCCCCCCTGTTAAGTCAGATGCTGTTTTTTGGCTTAATGTATAAATTGGTTCACGCTCTATTGAATAAGCTTGACTTACCTGCGTTACGCGGTTGGTGCCCGATTGGTTGAATCCGCATTGAATAGAACCCTGATTGGCGAAAGCTAAAAACCCACGGCTTCCGTCTAGGGGGGTGTCACCGGAAAAATCAAGCTCTCCCCCACGCGCACCACTGCCAAAACGCCCAAACGTAACAAAAGAGCTGTTAACTGTGGGCACCCCTCCCACACCACAACTAACTGAATAATCAGTTAAATAGCCAGAATCAAAACCAAAAACTTTTGCACCGCCTCCGTCCAAATAAGTGTCATATATTAAAGTACCAGAAACAGCCTCTTCTCCAGTATATGATAAAATAGGATCACTATTAAAAATAATATCACGACTCAAAGAAAGCTGCCCCTGCAAGGGGGCATCATAAACATTACGCACAAAGCCAGCGCCCAGAGCATTAACTGTCTGCTGAGACACATTATAATTAGCGTCCCAGTCGCGAATACCCGAAATCCCATATTCATTAATAAAGAATTTTGATTCGTAACTTGGAACTGCGTTTTTTGGCATTACGGTCTCCTAGCTCCCGGACGCAAGGAGCCGCTTACTCTTTGTTCTTCTGCTATGACTTTAAGCACTTGGCTTTTAATTTTCTCTGCCAATGCTTTTGCATCACTATCAGTAACCCTCGATGGGCCGCCTGTATTGCCGACTTCTGTTTGGCTGGCCCCAGTTCCCCTAGCATTATCGGCGCCTCCCAGTGAAACATTGATGTTTATATTATTAGTGTTGGAGGGATTCCCAAGGGCAGGGGCGCCAGATGGCACAGAAACGGTACCTCCACCCTGATACGAACCGTAACGCCGTGCCACGCTCCCAGAGCGTCCTACAAAACCACCTGATTGTCGCTTAATCGCTCCCCCTCGCGCCATATTGGGAATTCCTGAATCACCAATATCAACCCCAGCTTCCAAAAATTCAATGGCTTGCCCTCGAGTACCCCCCATCTTTTTAAAATTCCTCATTCCAGTACGAGACACCGTCGCTCCTGTAAGCTTCGTAGCTGACCGCTGCTTTGCCCATGACCCTATTTTTCCAGCACCCCAACTCATCGCCCCAGAGAGTAAAGCGCTAGCAAACATACTCGTCAACATACCTTTTCGTTCTTCGCTTTTCCGGTGCTTAGCCGCTTTCTTTTCCATTGCCTCCGCATGTTTGTCAGCCAGCTCACCTGTTTCAGCATTACCTCGCTGCAAGAATAGACCGCTCATTTGGCTCCAGTCCCGAGGCAATTTTTTGCCTAAGGTCATTAAGTTGCCTCCTTTTTGGCCAAATCTCGGAATTGCCGAATTAAGCCCTAGCAAAGTATCCGCCCCTACAGCACTAACCGCTTCTCGATTCATAACAATTTCCCCGGGCTCAGCAAGCAACGGCACTTTGTCACCGCTCCCACGCCCCGGAACAAATCGTCCTGCTTGTGCTCGAATGAAACCTCCCTGCTGCTTCGGAGGGGCCATCTTAGCTCCCCACGAAGGAACCAACGCCGCCCCAGCATTCATCATGTTGCTCACAGCGCTGTCAAGAAAAGCGCGACGCATAGTGCGCAAAAACTCAATCGCGACACCTTCCAAAGCATCTCCCAAGTCTGTGGTCTTGTCCATAGTGGCCTCCAAAGCCCCTACCATGTTGTTTTTAAATTGCATCGGAAGCTCGTTTCCGAGCCTGTTAAAAAGTGTTTGCTCTTCTCTGTAGATTTGCGCAAAACCATCTTCCAAACCTTTTGTGAACTTAGTCGTTCTGTCCGCATCATCGCGCGCCCAGTTTTGGTTCATCTCCATTAGTTTTTTGTTTATCGCATCCGTTTGATTGGCTAAAATAAAAGAGTTTTGAACGCTTTTTGCCTCAAGCTCTAATTTTCTCATCAAAATCTTATCGCCCTCTTTGTATGCCGTAACTATCTCTTTATTAATCTGATTTATATGCTCGACTTGCTCTACGCTTAATGGCTCCCCCTCTAGGCCTCCGCCTTTAAAGCGACCCATCATACCTTCAAAAAACTCGGCCTTAGATTTTGCTGTGGACTTCTCCGCCTGCGCAAACATTCCCGCTTCTGGATCCGTACCATAACCACCAGCGCGCTGGAGCGAAAACCAGCCACCGGGACCTTGTGGTTCAGGAAGGAGGCCGGGCGGCCCGGGATGGCGTTTGCCTCGTGTAGGAAAATGCGCGGGGCCATAGTCCGGCGAAGCCGCTGGCATAGTCCATGGCTGCCATCCGGCGGACGGACCGGGATTGCGGGTAATGGTCATGGGCGCCAGAGGTGAACCATCGCCCAAACTAGCGTGTCTATCCATCAACTCTCTTAGAAGCTTCTGTCGCTCGCTCCGGATATCCCTTTGTTCTTGACTGCCAAGGAAATCGCGCGGGATAATGGATCTCAAGTGTTTTATCTGCTTTTCCAGTCCTTCGCGTTCGAATTTATGAGCCTCTGCAACCATCCCCCCCAACCGACCTGACGGCCTTGTAGAGCGCCTCGCCGGCGCGGCGTCGACTATCCTCCACTTTTGCGCACCCCGAATATTTTGGTGTACGTCCGGGCGGATCCCCGCGGTCCGCGCCGCCGTAATCGAAGCCTCTTCCCATTTGTAGCGCTTATCTATTGGCTCACCAAACTGATCGTAATCTAGACTAGCCTGCAATTGAAATTGCTTCGCGGCTTTTAGCGCAGCCTGTCGCTTCTCCGCAGCAGCGGCGCCTCCGTAGATGGGTTGCGGGCCAAGCTCCGGCGGAACATTAAGCCTAGCCTGATATTTTTCCAACCCTCCCGCATATAAGCGTTTGAAACGCGGATCATCCTTCCTAGCCACCTTCTTGTCTACGTCCCCCTGCTCCCACTTACCGGTAGCCGCATTATACGTAGGAGGGGCTACACCCCTCATTCCCTCCTCTGTAAAGTATTTCTGAGATAATTTGGTCCTTGCGTCCTTTTTTGCTTTAGCGGCTTTTGCTATCGCAGCTTTTTCCAGCACTTCTTTGTCGCCGAACTTAAATAAACCCTTGGGCTTACCCGTAACAGTCAAATCGCCTCCCCCTGCTAGCCCGGCTCCTCCCCTTGGCGCTCCACCAGCCGCACCAGTTCCACCGGTTGTAGGCCCTCCGCCCATAGTTGCGTTTAAGGCGTCTATAGAAGTTTTTAACTGCAGATTACTCTCTACCAACTGGGAAGTGACTCGGTTAATCTTGGCTTGATTTTGCAATTCTATCAGCCGTCCGCGTGCTTCGGAAATCGCCTGTTTGTCCCTTAATCTTTTTTGTTCATCGAAGACTGCGGTTTCTGTTTTTTGTTGTTGGCCCAAAGCTCCCCTCGCTGTCATAAAATTAAGTGCTCCGGGGGCCGAAACACCGCGCTTTAACGTTGCAACCGTTCCTTTGCTTCTACCCTCTTCTCTGCCTATTAGGAGCTTATTGACAGCAAGTTGGTCGGCTTGTATCATCGCTACCCTGTGCTCTTCCTCTGTAATTTTGGCTCGGAGCTCTAGAGCTTTCAGTTTAATATGTTGAACTTTTTCGTCTTTGTCTATGACGGCTTTTTGTTCATTAAAAGCGAGCTGAAGTTTTGAAATTAAATCTTCATAGGCCTTGATATCCGCACCTGTCGTAGGGATCCTTTCTCTTAATCTGTCTATTCCAGCTTGAAATCCTCCTCCAGTAAACCCCTGCGTACCAAACATAACGTTTTGGCGAAAATCCGTTAGATCCGCTACGTTTTTAGCCACCTTTTCAATTTGAATCATGATTGAGGAAGAGTGTTCTTTAAACAATCCCTGATCCATAGCCTGTCTCCTCCCCGCTATGTCCCCCATTCCGGCAGCACGGGTCTCCCTAAATGCGGCACCAGCCCCACGAAAACCTAAAAATCCTGCCCGAGCTTGCTTGGTGGCTTGCCTTAGAGCCGTTTGCTCGGTTATTTGCAAAAGGTTGTCGGTATAATCCGTTACCGTCTCATTGATTGACCTTAGGAACGCTTCTAGATCCCGAGTATAGTTGGCGGCAATCCCTTTGTCTACGTCAAACTTTGCGGCTTTTTCACCTATTTCCTTCATTTTATCTCCAAACATTGGCACAAAATAAGTATTGAAGAAAATCTCCAATTCTTTCTCCGCATCACTGCTCCAGTTGTCCGGATCTAGCCCGCTTTCAATGGCCTGAGCCAAATCAAAAACAAATTTTTCTGTAACATCACCAGATTTAAGCTTTTTCTCAAAAGCAACCCTTAAGGCATCAGTAATGGTCTTGTCACTATATTGACCTTTGCCCCAATCTGAAATTAACCGTGAAATGCCGCCAAACTGAAAACCACCGGAAACCTGCTCTCCCTTTAAGGTATCAACGAACCCCTGAACATCACTTTGCTCCAATCCTTCTGCGATAAAAATATCCCGCAACCCTCCAAGCGCTTGACGCCCCGTACGCTGATAATCACTCCCCTCGCCCGTTTTTCCAGCTTTGCGCCAGTCCCTCATTTGTTCGCCTAAGGCTTCGTTTTCTTGAGCGCCCATCATGGCCCCTTTCGCTGTTAGCATTAGCATTTGGCGTTTTTGCTCAGCAACAAATTTGTCTATAACTTTCCTCATGTCATCAACGCTCGTTCCTGTTGCCGCAAGCTGATCTCTTAGGTTTACATCTCCAATTGCGTTCAACGCATTGGAAGCTTTTAGGGTTGCCGAAGTCAACTGCTCCATAGTCTTAGCTTCTCCGAGCGCTTCTTGAGCGTCCAGATATAATAGTGCACCCTTAGCGTTCCCTTCTATGGCCCCTTTCAGTGTCTGTAGTGCTTGATTAACTTGACCTGAGGTTTCAGCCGTGGCTGATAAGCTTGCCGCAATACCCATGGACGCGCCAACAAGTATGCCTGCAGCAATACCAACAGGACCGGCCACCGAACCGGCGCCCATCGCAGTCAACATACTCGCACCGGCACCTGTCCCGGCGGCCATTCCTCCCATCATACCGCCCATCATTCCACCGGTCATCCCTCCACTAACAGCCGCTCCGGTACGCCCCCCAATGGCTTGCTCGGCCATACCACCGACCATAGGAACGGCCATCATGGCCATCATACCCCCCATTCCCATGCCGCCCGGTTTCATTGTCTTTCCATAAGCTTTGGCACTCTTAAGAAGCGCTCTCTGTTCTCGGCCGAAAGCCTTGGTACCTTCTGCAGCCCCACCCATCCCCTTTGTGAGCGATTTGATGCTCTCTCTAAGTTCTTTTGTGCTCAGTCTGTTGTTGGCCCACTCGTTGGCAGCCAGTTTGAGTTCTGTGTTTAATTTAGTCACCTTGCTTTCCGAGAGCAAAAGGTGGCTTATGTCCCACTTCGCTTTTCCTACAATATTCTCGAGCCCCATTGGCGCTCCGGCCGCACCGGCTGCAAAATTCGGAGTATAACCTCCAGCTGCTAATCCAACATCACGAAGACCACGAGGTTCATCAAAGGTATTAGTTACCCCTAAGCCAGTAGGATTTCCCGTCGTTCGGAGCTGGGGTGAAGAACTGACGCGAATAGCTGAAGAAGGAATCCCGGCCTCTTTTTCTCTTTGTATTGCCGCCCCAAGCCCTCCCCCTGCAAAACTAGGAACGTAACCTCTAGAGGACTGCCTAAATCTTTGAACATCGCTCATGTTAGCTTGTTCGTACGTAAGCTTAGACCTCGAAATGGTCCGATATTTATATTTAGCTGCTGCCTCCATTAAGGGGCCTTTAAATTCGGAGGGGAAATTAACGGGTCCCTTCGAGGACATATTTTCCATCACTAAATACTGTTTTCTTTTATGGTCTTCTATACTTATGTTACCAACTTTGGCGTCCCTGTATTCGTGTTGCCTAACGTTATTAGCCCTCAGCACCCCACCTTGAACAGATAAAGTATACCTATTCGAACCGGAGCCGTAATTAGCCAAATTACTAAAATCAGCAGAGTCGAACTTCTGCATAGCTATTCCTTTCGTAAGCCCTGATTCTTTTCTTAGAGTTAAATATTCTTTAGCTATTCCTTTTCTGGCCTTTCCTATGCCGGAACGAGTTATTAGTCCCAATCGACTCAAAGCCGCATCGACCTCTTCGTTTCTGGCTCCTACGGACCTTTGTCTATTGAGTCCTGTTATAGACCTAATAGCGGCGTTGTAAGCTGTTGCTCCGGGATCTCTGATGCCTGCTTCGTGAGCGCCGGAAGGTTGGAAATCTTTTTTAAATTTCTTTACAAAAGCTTTAGTAGCCCCTTTATCTTGAAAAACTCCCGCTGTGCGAGCTGACTCTATAGTTGTTCGCATGGAAGCGGCAGGGTCTATTAAACCCGTAGCTCCTTGAACTCCTCTCAGTCGATGCATCAAACTTCCTCTAACAAAATTAGGAACATAGCCGCCTGCGGCTTTTTTGGTTCCTTTGTTTTGTTCTCGCACCATCTTAATAGCTCTAGCTATGGGACCATACAAGGCTATTTTATCTGCGGTAAGCTTTGTGCCAAATGATTTTCCAATTAATGTGTTAATGTTCTTAGGTAAATCGGTCCTTTTAGCGTCTGCACGAACAATCCCACTGGTTATCCCCCCAAAAAAAGTCTTCAATAACGGCTCGCTAATCTTACCCGCCTCTTCGAAATCAAAACGTGCCGCGTCATCACCGCCGAACCTTGAGGCTTTTTGTCCCGAGAACTGCAAGGCGGATTCCATAATTCCCCCTTCAACACTTTTAGAAAATACTCTTTTGCCTTTTGTTTGCAAAAGTTCACTCGTAAAGGCTTTTCCGTCATCTTTAAAAAGACCTTTAAATATTGAGGATGCATATTTTCCCAGCGCAGGGACCATGAACTCATTCATGTCATCCGAAAATTGTCCCTCGGATAGTACCTTTCGCGCAGCTATATCCTCTTTAGTGCCTTTGCTGCCGACTTTTTTGAGAGATCCGACCTTAACACCTCTGACCGAAAACGAAGAACCGGCAAACATAGGGCTCTTCACCAACGCTGATAAACCTGCATTTTTAATATTTGGCTGTTTTTGGAGCGTTGAAAACGCACTGCGCGGATTATAAGGGCCACTTCTCTCTTGCAGCCCTACAATGGCCCCTATACCTAAAGCTGAATTAGGCATCGAAAACGTTTGTTTGCCTCCGGCGACCACTTTTCCTTTTTGGGCTTGTTTTGCAGCGACGCCCGCTCTTAGTTTTGCAGCTAAATCTGGTCGGTTGTACGGCGCTCTCGCAAGAGTGTCCGCCTGTGTGTTTACCCCAGTTACCTTACCGACTCTCAATGATGCTAGAGCTTTTTGATACATCGCAGGCTGGGCGCTTAAAGGCGAAAAGTTCGGAACATATCCCTGAGCAGCTGTTATCTTTTTAGCTCCTTGAGGTAACCCTCCATTAGCCCTAACCATCGCCGGATTAAAGACTGCGGACCCACTTCCCCGAAAATTAGGAACTACATATTCGCCAGTATTAGCCACCATACTACCGCTCTTCCCTTTCCCAAAAGCAAAATTAGGAATATGGACTGGCCGCGATGTTGAACTCACACCCCCGACTCCTTTACGCACATCAGCAGCTTCCCCTGCAAACCCCGGCACATAACCTGCTGCTCCACGCGGGGCTCCCTTGACTGGCACAAGTGCGCCCGCTTTGGTAACGGTCATTCCCATTAAACGTAAATTAGTGGCCATCATCCCGGTCGAAGCCGCTGACGCCTTAAAGGACTTCTCTTGTTTGGCGGCGTGAGCCGCTAAAATACCTGCCTGTTTTGCAGCGTCCCCTTCGGCCGCAGCTATCAACGCAACCACCGGCGCCTCCGATTTCAACAGCGTCTCAATGGTAGCCTCCAGATTGGCTTGTTTTTGTTTTTCGGTCGTGATGCCTACCAACGTGGGAAGAGCTTGAGAAATATAAGCCGCTGTAGTAAGAAAAATCTTTCCTATAACGGCTATTGCCGCAACCAGCCCGGGGCCCGCAACAATATTACGAATACCTTTCAATAAACCGTTGGCAAACTCACTACCCATCCCCTCTCCGTCTAAAAGATTATTGATATTAGTAACAAGCTCTCTGAAGGGCCCTAAAATAGCTCGGGCAATAGGCTCAAATGTTACCTTGCCAATATTCTCTTGTAAACGAATCAACTCCGTACCGGTTTGAGAAATTAAGGCACTGATGGTCTGGTTTAACCTTGCGTTGGCGGTTGCTGCCTCATTGGTTGCTGCGGCAGACGTTGTAAGTGCGCGATTATATACTTGAAAGTCGCTGTTGATATCCTTTACTATAGCGGAAAGAATATTAGCCTGAAAAACGCCGGCGACCTGTTCGCGAAGATAAGACTTGTTGGCATCGGTAAGGGTATCATATGTTTTGGCAAAGTTTTGCAAAATTTGCATGGCAGGCAAAATATTGCCCTGTACGTCCTGCACCTGCACGTTGAAAGCTTCCAAGGCGGTAAGGGTATCGCGACGTTGCAATCTCGTAAAGATTGTTTTAAGGGCGTTACCAATAACAGCGCCCCCTCGACCCGTCTGCTGTTGTACGGCCGCCACCATGGCATTCAGTTCATCAAAACTCACCTTGGCATCAACCGCAGCAGAACCCACTCGCCCCAAACCATCCATCAGATCGCGCGCCGAAACCGCAAATTTGGTTTCAACCGCCACAAATTTATTGAGAGCTTCGGTTGTAGTTAAAGAGCTCTGTTGGAAAGCGTTAACCGTCGCGGTTAGGGCGCTCACAGCCTTATCTGCGTTTACTCCTGTCAAACGAACCAGTACTAGAGCATCTGCTGTGCGCTTCAGGGATTCGTTCAGTCCCAAGCCTTGGCGCGCAAACTCCAAGGCGCCCTTGGATGCATCATCAAAACTGGTGGCGGTCTTTTTTGCTATGTCAAATAGTTGGTTTGAAAACATCTCAAACTCTTTGTTACTGACATTTAAGATACGGTTGATGTCAGCAAATGATTTTTGCACATTTATGGTTGTTGCCGCAAGCGCTTTAAATGCCGCTGTCATCCCACCTATAACAGCAGTAGAGGCGCCAAACGCGATAACACGGGCGTTAGAAGCCGCAAGCGCAGACTCGAATTTGTCTAAGTCGCCTGTTATGCGACCCAAGGGCTGACGAAACCCTCTTTCGTTGATTTTTAAATTTAATTTGCTTTTGCCTGCGGTTGACTTGTTGAAGGCATCAACCCCTTTTTGGATAGAGGCGACGAGCTTCTTGTCATTGATTACAGCGTCGAGTTTGATCATGGTGCACTATTCAATAAAATATACACTTTTTTCAAATATTTTTTCGCGCTACGTCATTGTTTCTAACAAATCCTTCATGTCCATGCGACCGCCCTTTTCCTTGAGTCTTTGGGAAAGGGAGGCACCTGAAGAGGTTTTCTTGTACCCTAAATATTCATAATCCTCTTCCTTCGCCCCCACAATGGTGGAAGCTCCCTCTTTATCCAAGTTGGACGTAACATCTTTTGCTTTATCTTGTGCATTGACGTAATCGATAATTTTGGAAGGGTCTTTTTTAATGGTTTCAGGTATTTTTGGGTAACTTTCAAATATGTTTTTAAACATTCTAGTGAAAACAATTAATTTAACCTGATTAAGAGAAAGATCAAAAAGAGGCTTGTTGTAAAAATTCATCACATTATCAGAAAAAGGAAAATAAGGACTATAAAAATCTTGCAATACTATTGTTTGAATGTTTTCGTCAGTGAACGCAAAAATCTTTTTATTATAACTCTGTATAATCCTTAAAAGATCCTCTTTGCCCAGCTCGTCAATCTCCTCTTCTGAGTATGTAGGTTTTGTTAACGCCTCGTTTTTGTAAAAAGATTTTAAAATATAATGATCACTCACACGACTTTTTGCGTATTTTTCAGAGGTTTGCCCTATGAGCTCCTCTTTGGCCATTGTCAGTTGGACGACCTTTAGATGTGCTTTTTTGGTTTGCTCGATATTGTCGTCAATTTCGTGTTTGATAAAAAGCTGTTTTCGAGCGTTTTTTAAACTCTCTACATATTTTTCTTGTTCGGTTAGCTCTGCTATGTCGGCCGCGGTCCACATCCCCTCTTCCTTGAGGCGCGTAAGTGTTTCCTCTTGGGTGGGGAGTCCTCTTTTGACGGCCTTAGTAACAAAATGCTCCTCTAGTTCCTCCAAGTCAACTTGGTCTAGAGCAGAAAGGTGTTTAATGTAGAGGGCTACACCCTCAAAGTGTACTTCTGAAAATCCGTGGACAATGTCTTTGAATAAATATCTAAAATTGACTTTCTCATCAGTCGAGATCATTGATTATATTGTCAAAGTCCGCTTGGGTGGGCGTTTCACTAAAGTACCAATAACTTACGATAGCCGCAAGTTTTCGGTGAATTAACCCAAATAATTCATCTTCACCTTCATCCTTTTGATAGTAGCTATCTACCTTTGCTTCAAAATCTTTCCCCTCAAAAAGTGCTACAGGATCTCCCTTTCCCTCAGGCTGGGTAAGGTGGGCCAAGTGAACAATATACCATAAAATAACTCTGTTTTGAGCTTTAATGTCGGCCGTATGATTAAACAAGCTTTGATAAGAAGATTCCAGATTAACAATCTCCCTTCGAGTCATCGCAATTTTACCCCCCAATCCCTTCGCCTTAGGATCTTCCTTTTTAGCGTTAGGGGTCGCCCCTCTCTTGGACATTTCAAGCTCTAGCTCGGAAAGATCAGTATAAAGATCTACCAGTCGCTGCGCGTCTTTTTCCGTAAGAATCCCTCCTGTATCGGAATATTTTTTTGCCAACATGGCTTTTGTGAGAATCCCCTTCTTAACGCAACGGCTGATCTCAATGGAATACTCCATGTCCGCCTCCTCCAATTGTCGCCGTCCGGGTCGCTTAAGGGTTATTTCGTGAGGAATCTTTTTCTTGACTTTCTTGGAAACCTCCACCTCTTCTTGTTTGCCGGTTTCCTTGTTTTTTCGCTTTTCTTTGGTTTTCTGTTCAACTTCCTTAACTAAATCAACTTTGAAACTATAAATAGACTTCATATCTTATAAATTATGCTTTTAAAATAAGTTTTTTCTAAAAAAAAATTAAAAAGTGTATATTAATGGTATGGCAAGTCTTTTAACAAATGCAGAAAAAACCACCTGCAATAACGCAATGAACGACCTACATGACACCTTTGCCCGGGACGTCAGCGTCTACAAAGACGCTGTTATCACCGTTTCGACGCCAAGCCAGTCCTACAATACTATTTATGGCAATGCTGGCGCCACAACACCTATTAGTTATACACCACAATCGTCAACAGTTTCCGCCCGAATTCTATATGGTAGAGATTATACCAGCGATTTTTTTGCCAGTAGCCAGTCAGACTCGCAGCTCAAAATATTTCTTCCCGAGGGCCAAGTAAGGATGATCTTTAAGGCCGCCGATTACTCTACGGTTTCACAGGCAAAGCGTATAGAGTTTGATAGCCAAAAGTTTGCAATTAACAGTGACTTTAGGGCCCACGGGGTTTTTGGCGTGAAATTTTACACTATTTTCTTAAAATCCGTCAGCTAATATGGCCCGAAGCAAATCCGTAATCAGTCGCAAAACCTTAAAAGAGGTGCAAAAAGCCCTCCCTCGCGAAGCTTCGTACACGAAGGGGCTTAAAAGGGCGGTGGAAGGAAAAATAAAAAGCGCCCAACAAAAACTTTTAGAAAACTTTGAACAACACCCTGTAACCGTTGAAATAGCAGGAGGATCATCATCCACCAACGTTAGCGGAACTCTTAACGGGGTTGGAAACCTTTTTAGCTACATTGGCTTTCAATCAGGCGATAGGCCGCTAGACCCCATTCGCACGATGCTCCACAAATACGAAGTAAGATACCAACATACCAAAACCAAAACCATTATCAATATAACCGTTCCGACCACCAAAGAAATCTTTAGAATGACCCCCCTTCCTTGGGCAACAGGACGAAGCTGGGCCAAGGGCATCGAAACGGGAATAGGGGGATTGGGCAGATATCTCAATATTGCATCCGCACGCTCACGTTCCGGGCGCGGAGTACAAGTAAAATCCAAACTAAGGGCCGGAAAATTTAACAACACAACTTATTTAAGTTCTCTCCTTAATGAATATTATAAAGAAATAAGGAAGATCGAAAAAAGCTCATTATCATGAAACCAACCTATCAACATAGACTCTTAACCAGTTTTTATATGTGGTTTGACAATTATTTACTCTTAAAAGGGGATGCCTATAAAAACTTTCAAGGCACAGATTTTTATAATTACGCAGACGAACAAATCACAAATAAAACCGTATTTGGTTCCCCCTATAAACAATGGGTATACGACAAAAGCATCGCCAGTGCCGAAGCTGTTCCTTCTATAAGTGGCGATGATGGAGCCCTTGCCGCAGGAGAAAGTGGCATGATAGTGGACTACGAAAACGGACGGGTATTGTTTGACGACAGCGTCTCTACGTCCGCCAACATTAGCGGGGGCTATTCTGTTAAAAATTTCAACACCTATGTTTCTAACCAAAACGAAGAAAGCCTAATTATTGAAGGAAAATATAAGCTCAACGCAAGATATACTCGCGAATTAACCTATGTACAACCATACGAAGAAGTGGTACCTGCGGTTTTTCTTTCAACGACAACCACCACCAACGAACCGTTTGCCTTTGGGGGAACGGATAATACCATCACCCAAATAACCGCTGTCGCTTTCGCGGAAAATACCTACCAACTGGATGGAGTTTTGTCTATTTTTGCAGACTCCTCTAAAGAGGTTTTTAAAAACGTTCCTTATACCGGAGCCCCTTTGGACGAGTTTGGAGACGTGAAAAGCTCCTATTCCACCGGCTACGATTATAATAATGTAGCAAACAACTATCCGACAGACATTTGCTTTATACAAAACACTACAGTTTCTAAGATTTCTGACCGAATGGACAAGTTTATACCCCTTCCTTTATATGTGGGTTTTATGGACTTTGAAATCAACAAATACCGTAATCCACGACAATAAAAGTTCTCAAACGCCTGTTTTGATTGTAACTATTTTTAATAAAACTTTAAAATAGTATGGCTACATCAAGAAACAGAATTATTTATCAGAGTCAGGCGCTGTTTATAGCCCCTAGCTCCTCAGGCTACCATATCCAAACCGGCGCTTTCGGAGGTCTGCCGCTTGGGAGCGGTCATGGTAGCGGCATGGTACTAAGCCGAGACGAACCCTATAACCTTAAATGGTCAGGTTCCCCGGCTCGTGTTTACAATAGCGGCATTTACAATAGAAGCCTTCTAGAGCCTCTGGAAAGAATTCAATCTGCTAACTTTAATTTTACAATTAATAGGCAAGATATTAACGAATTCGGCCAGTTGGCCCGACTGGATTCCATCGTAATGGAATCGCCTACTGTAGGATTGGATTTTAACTACTATCTTACTGACGGTGGAAACGAAAGAAAGATGGGCTTTAATGTGCCCACTTCTACCCCTAATAACGCTAGCATGGGGCGTCCTAATGCTACCACTGCCTATTGGAGTGGAGACGGTTGTATATCCGGATACTCAGCCCTTTCAGGTGTACTGAATGACCCTCAAGGAAACAATTACTTCATTACGGTTGTTCCAGATGGTGAGGATGTAGAGGGGCAAAAAAATATTGGTGGCGTCACTGATTTTGATGTGGTTGCCATTGGTAATGGTTTTGTAAGCGATTACACTGTTGAAGCGTCGGTAGGATCAATTCCAACGGCCAGTGTTACAGTGGAAGGCTTCAACATTAAGGTTGACGACAGGCTTTCTGGTGCTGCGGCAACATTTGTAAACACCACTACTCAGCAGCTCGGTGCTGTAGGAGGGAACATCATCAACGACGAAGGAGTTCCGGGTGTAACCTTGGCGGGTAACAGCGGCACAAATCGTTACGTTTTCCAAACAGGTGTTGGAAATACAGGTGCACAATATGGAGCACAAGGATGGACAACCAAAGGTAAATCCTTTAATGTCTCGGGTGACGCTGGTGTAGCGGCCTTGAGGCCCGGTGATTTGACCTTTACCATGGGTTCCTCCGGCAGTTATATCGGTTTGACCGATATGGATGGTGATGGCGCAGCTCATGTTCAAAGCTTCACTATTAGTGTGCCTTTGAGTCGTACCGTTTTGCAACGGTTGGGCAGTACCTTTGGTTATGCTCGTGTGGTTGATCTTCCTGTGGATATCAGCTGTACGGTATCTGCAATTGTTTCTGAGCTTCAGAAAAAGAATCTCTTTTCTGATCTTTGTTCCAAACAAACACACGACTTCACGTTGAGGTTGGCAGATTCTACATGTACCTCTTCAGGTAAAACCAAATTGTCATTTACGGTCAAAAACGCGAGGTTAGACAGCGAAACCTTCACCAACGCAATAGGAGATAACGAGTCCGTTGATATGGCATTTACCGCTCAAATTGGTGGCGCAAATGACGTAAGCAATGGTTTGTTTATGGATGGTTCTTACCCTCGTTTCCGCACATTGCCTTACTGGCCCTTGGGACAAGTAAAGGATGATGACTCCGCTTATAAGGGCGACTCTGTATCAACCAATCCTTATTAAAGCCTAGTTCTTAATAGTTCAAAAGCCGCCAAGGTTTTCCTTGGCGGCTTTTTGTTGGCTTTGAGTCTAATTGTTTGGCTTAAGGCCAATAAACATAATTAGCAGCAGTCCCCGTAGGGCCCGCAGGAGCGTCTGTACCGGCCACTTGAAGAGGGGTGGCCCCATAGATATTATATTTGGCTGTAAGTAGCTTGAGGTGCTCTTGTGCGTCATTAGCGAGCCCTCTGTATGTCTTGGCTATTTCGTTTTTATTGGTACGGGTTATCATAGAGTCGCCGTCCCTCAACGTAATAAAATCAACCGAACTATCAATGTTTTTAAGTACACTTCTGGTTTTCTTTTTGTAGTATTCTACTAGATAGACCTGCTTGAATATTTCGGCCTCTTCGAATTTGAAACCCCCTGTGGGTACTAAGGCTGTATCCCCGAAATTTGCTCCGTCGGTCATCCCAGAGCCAGAAAAAGAGGTATAAATTTCAGTATTTAAAAGCCCAACATTGTTTTCCAGCCACCCAGAAATAGCAGATAGCGCTTGATAGCCGGTATCGCTATCAAATTCGTCGCGATAGATGCCCGTTGCAATCGTGCTGACAAAATAAGGGGTCTGTTGTCGATTAGAGTTCCATGCCATGGTAACCTAATTTACACTTAAAAACCTTCGCTTAGAATCTTTTTGGCTGCTGCATGGTTGGGATGATCCGGATTACAGACTGACGCCTCCTGCTGGAGCACAATGCTTTTATTACCTTTGGTTACTCTAGTAAACTCTTTTCGGAGCTTTTCTTTCAGCTCTCTAGTGTTGCCGCTGGCAAATAACCTAACTTTACCGCAGAGATTTTGAAGGTCCGCCAAAGTCATTTCTTTTAGATTTTTTTCAAAAATTACATCATCATTGGTTCCAAAATGATTAACCTCATGAACCCCTAAAATATCCTCAAGCTCTTCAATGTGAGCGACGGTCTTGTCGTCCAGTTTTCCACTAGAATAGCGCAATTCACTAAGTTCGAGCTTCTTTTTCTTGGTGGATGCCGTGGCTGTTTTTCTAGGTGCGACCTTCTTCGTCGCCTTCTTTTTGGTACTTTTTCTTTTTGCTGCCATATATAATGATAGTATACACAGGATTTTTTCAAAAAAAAACTCCACCCCAAAACGGGGTGGAGCTGAATTTTTATAGGAAAGGTCTGATTACATAATCAAACCAACCAAAGCGCGGTTGTCAAGAACCATGCGGCCCTCTTCAAGAGCACCATAGTAACCGATTCGCTGTTGCCTAATGGAGAACTGATCGTCCGCCGTTAAGTTGAACTCAGAACCCGTGTCCGAATCCACAGCAATGGCACGCACCAGCGCATCACGACTGCGATCCAAACCAACTATGATCTGTTCCGTAGCTCCAGCAAACTGACTCGAAGCGCTTGTGGAACCGTTATTAAGATAATCGGTAGTGCCCGCCACAGTGTCAAACACTGTGTTGTAACGCTTGCCGTCACCAAGTTCAAGGATTTCCATGATATTGATACCGAAGAATTCGGTAATACCACTCGACTTCCAAACCTCATTACGCACATTCTCGGGCGCACCAAGGACCGTAGATTCCGTAGTATCCGGAACCGCACGCGTGTTCATGGGCTGATAGGCGATAGAACGAATCTGTTCTACAACCTCTGGAGAAACCAGAAGATCAGTAATCCCATGACGAGCTCCCGTAGGAGTACCACCGGACCAAGAAGCATTAACACGCTTGGCCTTGGTGATCAGCTTGTTGATATCATCCATCTGGAAAACATCAGCTGTGGCTGTACGGAAAACGTTACGGTTTAAAGCCGAAAACGCAGCTTTTCCGTTTGTCGCCTCAGCAAGAGCTGTCATCAACAGGTTAGAAGAAGTTCTCTCCTGTTTCAAAAGCACCTCTTGGGCCACTCGTGTGAATGTTTTTCCGATCACGTCCAACCGTGAACGAGAGGCATACTTTCTGTCGAAAGCAACCGCACTGTCCAAGGTGTAGGTTGTGAACTTGAGCTCTGAAGCTGTAGGCTGTACCATATTGGTAGGAAGACCTCCAGCAACAGACTGGCTATAAACCTTGATATAATCTTCGTCAAAAACGTTATAATACAGATCTAACGGAAGAGAAGGGTTGTCATCAGCGTTGTACTGAAGCGGGGTGAATAGGTTGCTGAGGGTCGGAGCGTTATTAATAACTTCCGACACAACGGGACCAATAAACTCCGCTAAAGCAACTTGCGCAGCATAAGCGGTATCGCGATTCTTAGAGGCCATAGCCTTAATAAGCTCGACTTGCTCAGGCGTTCTTTTTAATGTAATTTTCATTTTATTATAATTCCTTTGCGTTGCTATTAGCCATTGTCTGATACGCCCCATGATGCGGCAGCATCAATGTGAACCATCGCGTACTGTGCCGTACCCGTGCCTGCAAACTCATCAGTCTGCCCATTTTGAGAGGTTCTGTTGCCTGTGGCAACAATATGCCCAACTATACGCTGCAAATTCAAAAGATCTGCACTAACTCCGTCCATGGTACCCGCTGTTGAACTAACAACAGCTAAACCACCCGGAATAAATGAAGCGCTTTCTGTATACGCACTGTTCGAAAAGGTAAATAAACCTCGTGTGGCGACCGGAACGGCTTGACCGCTCAGAACCGCTTGTAACTCGTCAGCTTTAATCGGATTATAGATGAGCTTCTCACCGTTCTCATCGTTTGCTATAGTCTGATTAAGCGTAACGCCTAATACGGGAGCTCCGGTTGTGGCGGCGATACACCGTAGAGGGACTTGAGGGTATTTGTCGGCTCCCAAAAAGGGATAGTCCGTCTTACCAAGATAACTAGAGGAAGACGCGAACTCAACCACATCTTTCTTCAGATTACCACTCAACACCTTTACGAGCACACCTGCACTACCGTTCCCATCGGTTGATGGATTGTCGTCGACAATCTGGTTGGCAAACAGGTTGATCACATCGTGATCACTGTATTGCCGGAATGGATATAGTCTTAATGCCATAATATTTTAATAAGTTACTGAAACTGTTTCAGGGTTAAAAGCCTTTACGAATTTGTCCCTAAGAGACTCTTCCTTCGAAGAAGCTTCATTGTTGTTTACAAGTGCAGACTCTTCGGGAACTTCAACGTTCTCGACCAAGTCTTCAACTGTTGCCTCTTCCTTTTCGGAAGCTTTTACTTCGTCAAAGGTGGCTAAACGCTTTTGGAGCTCTTCTTCTACCTTCGTCTGAAAGGCCGCTTCCTGCTCTTCCTTGTAGGCTTTACCCTTATGTTTAAGGATGACCCCAAGTTTTTGCTGATAGCTTTCAAAAGCAGCCTCCGAAGACTCGAGCACAGCTACCTCCTTGGCAAGGACAGCGCGATCGCTATCATCCAAGTCGTAGTGGGAATCGATGTTTTCCATTCTGCTGTTGAACAACTCCTCTGCCTTAGCAGAAGTGATAGTAGCTTCTAAAGAGGATATCTTTTCTTGAGCCTCTTCGAGCTGCTTCTTAAAGTCCTCAATATTAGCTTTGGCTTCCTCAGTGCGAGCAACCGCTTCGGCCTTCTCATTTTCGGCCTCTTCTTTCTCTAGCTTCCACTCAGCATCCTTCTCACGGATCTTATCCATAATATGGGTTGCCATGTTAGCTACAGACTCTTGCGTATACTCGGACTTTTTGCCTAACCTAGAATCGAGGATCTTTTCGAACTCTGTTGTTAATTCTTTTGTGTCCATAGTTTTAAAACTGTTACCCTTTTTTACATTAATTTCTTCGTTTTGGGAAATTTTTAAAATATTATTTTTAATTTTTCTTAAATCGCTTTTTAGGACAGAAGCCTCTTGTTTGTCTGATTCGAGCTCCAAACCCTCTTGAATGGCGATTCCTTGTACGTCTGCCGCAGGTTTGGTCGTAAAGCCAATACCTAACGGAAAGACTTCTCCGGCCACCAAACGATAAACGGGGGTTCCGTCCTCTAAGGTACCATTTCCGTCAAAAGCTCGCAAGTATTTTTCAAATTCTTTAATTTTCTGAGGATCGGTGATAATCTCGGCTTCGCTCAAGTTCTGAGAGCCAACTGCAATATTATAATCATTAAAACCAAGCTCCCAGCTTGCTGCAACTTTATTATAATCCACATCGTTCGGGTCACTAGCCTTTAATAACAGCTCAGCAAACTCGGGGTTCACAGTCTTGTAGATTACGGCTGCGAGCGAAATATAAAAAGGATCTACCTTATCTTCAAGTTTACGGGTATTGAGAATTTTTTCATTTTCCATATCAGTAAATGCTGCATTTACGATATGCCCCACCACCTTGTTTTTCTTGTGTTCGATGTTCGTAGGCTTGTGGACAAAGTAATCCACAAGGTCTTTTGCGGTAGCTGAATTAATTCCATCGCCGTTTCTGTTGAATCTATTAACAATAGCTGCATTAAAAGCAGCTCCCACCAAATCAATATTGCGATCCAAATTTATACCCTTTGGGATCAAGGGTTTTAAATTATCCAGAGAAGCGACGCTGATACTTAAATCTTCTTCTAAATCATCTGTTGCGAAAACTTCGAAGTTAAACTCCGTTTTAAATCTGTAGGGGCCACTCATACCTTGTATGTTACACTTTTTTAATCTTTTGGTGAATTCTTCAAGCTGTGATATAAAATCGCTGACGCATATTCGTCTAACGAATGCTCTACGCTAATATCCGCTACCCCTCTCAAGGTCTTGAGTTGTAAAAGCTGTTGGCTGTTTTTCAGGCAATTGACGCCCGTTTTCTTCCAATCGGCCCTATCACACGCCGAAACAACAAGCTCACAAACCTTTTCTAAAACATTCTTTTGGGCTTTGCTTAACCGTTTCTTTTTGAAAACCTTCTTAGCTTCGATTGTTAGATCCGCATGAAACTTGGTAGTGGCGTCAATAACTTCCTTGATGGTATCGACCGCGTAGGTTTTCTTGATGCGTGCCTTGGATCCTAGTGGGCGACCCGGCGATTTGGGGGTTTTGGTCTTTTGTTCCTCCATCATTTTCATGCTGCGCGGGTGTTTAATTTCCTCTAATTCCACTTCTTCGGATTCTTCGAAGACCGGCACCCCTCCCACCATAGGATTATACCATCCCTTTTTTCGATCCGCTAAAAATTTCTCTTGGGCAGTTTCTAGCTCTCTCTCAGAAGGAAAGACTCCCGTGTCGATAACCTTCATCCCTTCTTCCGGAGGTAAAATGCCCAGCTCCATCATGCGCGTGATAACGCGCTGGACTTGGTTTTCATCTTTCATATCGATGTCTTCAAAATGCGCCTTAGGTGACTTCCTAAAGCCAAAATTCTTGCAAATTTGATTTATTTCCGGCTGTAAAAACTCATTTAGAAAAGCCTCTCGCGACTCTCGGAGCCGTTGCAAAAATAACTGGGCCTTAATCGTAGCATTCGCGAACTTTTCTTCTCCAAGTATAACATTCTGAAGACCTTCTTTAATATCTTGGTTCACTATCTCATACTTGGATGGACCAATTACCTTTTGGAGATCCGGGATAATGAAATCTGCTTTTGTGGTATAATCACTGACTAATACACGCCCCACGCTCTGATTGGTAAACAAAGACTGCATAGCTCGCACGTTACGTGGGTTAATGCCCCCCTTATCTGGAGTTGTTCCCATCGTAATCATTAACACTACATTTTCCACTGTACGACAAATAGCTTGATCAATTTTTTTCATCTCCATCTTGAAATTAATATCATCAAGTACCGCAAAGCCAAAGGGGACGCCAAAAGGCTCGTAGTCTTGTTTTTTGTAGAAAGCGAATCTTAATTTAGCTGGATCCAAAACAATCATCATCCCCGACGGGGTCCAAGCATTTTCCCGAATGCGCTTTTTAATGTTTGAAGGCAAAGCGTTATACAACTCCCTATCAGCATCGTTCTTGGGATTCTTCAATCTCTCGATTTCGTATTCGCTGAGTATTTTAGAAAAAAAGCGCACATCAAACGACGTCGTTCTTTGGGCGACCACATCAAAGGGATTTAACAGAATGTATTTAATAGGAATCTTATTTGTTTGAGCCACAAGTCCCAAATTTCTAATTTTCGCAAACTCGTCAGCTTTAAATTTTCCATCTACAGTAAAAAGAAAAATATTACCACTTCTATAATACTCTCTAAAAAATTGGTCCTTCAACCCCCAAACCCCTATTTTTTTAAACCACGAATTAATAAACCGTCTAGACGTTTCGTTCCCCCCCTCTAGATAAAGAGGAGAGTTGGCAAAATCAGCCATCATGTCAATAGAGTTGCGAAAAATAGCTACATTACAATATGCTTTTTGGCACAACTCAATAGCATCCCTAACATTAACCCCGTCGAACGCATACTCATAAGGGAGCATCCCCGACCGAATATTGTTGTACGCATAAAGTTTCGGATTGATAGCGATTTGATTTCTACGTCGATCAGTAGACCCGCTGCCGCCCCCCATAGGGTTAGAGTTACGGTTGTACGCTTCTGACGTATAATCGTAAAAAGAATCTCCCAGTAGCTGGGGTTCACAATCCTCCTTTCCAGCGAGGCTTTCGTAAGGATTGTTGGGATACTGAAAGTTTTTCTCAAACTTTTTCCAATAGTCTGATCTTTTTGTATATTTCCGCGTGGCCATGTTAAATTTTACACTGATTTAATTAAAAGTGACTTTCAAAAGTCAAAAAGTTAGTTTACGAACATTGGTTCGAATGTTTCTATTATAGTCGATTTGGGTTGTTTTTGCGAATCAAAATAGATTTTTGTCATCCAGTTAGCTAAGACCAAAGCTGAATAGGAGTCTTTTCGGGCTTTATCGGGGCCCGTCTGCCTCCTTAGATTAGAAGGTAAATCAAAAGTTTGAGTGCCTTGTGCGGTGGTGGTGATTTGTATTAGGGCGCATTCGTTTTTTGTCATGTTCATCATGTCGGCTTGATGTTCGATAAAATCGATCATTCTAGCCCCTTTGTTTTGCTTATCGTATTCCGAGGTGCGCAAGAACTTTAATTCCTCGATAGGTATCATTTTGCTCTTTTGCGCTGTATATTGATCATCAATAGCTTGACTGGCAAAAAGTAACCGACGGTGATCAAAGTTGGCTTGTAGTAATTCGTTTGCTTGGCGTATCCAGCTGCTCGTAGGTTTTCTTAGGATGACGTGCTTGTTGTCTCCTTTGTTGTATTGCTGTTTATACTGGCGCAGGTTCTCCTGATACTCCTCAGGTTTATCGAAAGGCACTTCTATTTGCTTTAGTTTGATTTCTTTTTGTTTAAAAGCTTCACTTTCATTGCACGCCTGTAAAAACTGTACCCCACCATTGTAGTCGCCGCATATAGCCACAATATTAAAATTCTCCAAGCAGAATAAAAAATATCTAATATGATGCTTTAAAGATGTGCCCGCCAAGGCATAACTGTGAACCAACGTAGCTCTTTGTTGCTCTTCGTTTAATTTTAATATTTGTATTGCAAAATCATCAGAGCTTTCCGTTTGGGACCACGACGGGTCAAAGGCTAATATATATTCAGAGTCAATCCCCCCTTTGACTTCAATAGAGGGTAGTTCTCCGTCCGGCACAGTGCAAAGGGCCATTTTACTTGTCTTGAAGTATCCAGCGCTATCATCTGTGAATGTAGCCCCAAACTCTCTCTCAAACTGAGATTGGCTCATTGTGGATTTGGCTTGGTTGAGTAAATTTTGATCGTATAACTGCTGAGGGGCGCAATCATATGAAAAGTGCATAATGCACCTAGACGCACCATCCTTTTGTTCTTCACGTGTAATATTAAACTCAAATTGCTGATACAGTTTATAAAGATACTCAAATTTATAAGAAGCCGAAGAAAGTGCAATTAATTTGTTGCCGGGCCATATGTGTCTTTCGTGTTCTTCCATGCGACCTTCCTCTATCAGCTGGGTTTCAAGTTTATCTAAATCGTCACGTTGCGTTGGGTTGGTAACTACAGACAAAAATGGAACAATAACTTCGTTATAAATTCTTTCAGGCATGAGCGCAAACTCGTCAATAATAATTCTATGAAAACGAAACCCCCGAAGTTTTTCACCGTCTCCCAAAGGTAAGGCGCGAATACGGCTCGTACCGATTTCCATTAACC